GAGATCAAGTGTCCTAACACCCAGACGCATCTAGGATATAGGCTTGATAACAAGCCACCTGCGGTATATGTAAATCAGATGCAGTGTCAGATGTGGGTAACGGGTGCTGAATGGTGCGACTTTGTAAGCTACGACCCACGAGTGCCTGAGCATTTACAGCTATTTGTCTCACGGTTACGGCGAGATAACGATCTAATAGCCAAGATGGAAACAGAAGTACTGAAGTTTTTAGGTGAAGTAGATGACGCAATTAAACAACTGGAGAAAAAATAATGTCTGATTTAAATCAATGTAGTTTCATAGGTCGGCTTGGCAAGGATGTAGAGCTACGAGTTACCCCGGCAGGTGATTCTATAGCTAACTTCAGCATAGGCTGCGGCTGGAAAACAAAAAGTAAAGAAGGCACGGAGTGGGTCAACGTCAGTGCTTTCGGTAAGCTGGCTGAAATCTGTGGGCAGTACCTTACGAAAGGCAGTCAAGTATTTGTGCAGGGCAAAATGAAAACAGAAAAGTATGAGGACAAGTCTGGCGTAACTAAGTACAGCACCAAGATTGCAGCAGATACTGTGCAGTTTCTAGGCAAGGGCAAGGAGTCTGATACTACGGTTAAGCATGACTCTAGGAATATGGCTGCTACAAAAGCTCCTACAGACCCTTATAAATCCGCTTTCGATGATATGCCGGACGATCTTCCATTTTAGCGTACAATTAATTTGCGTGATTGGTAGTTGCGCTTTGGGGCTGCGAGAAATCGTGGCCCTTTTTTTGTCTGTAAATATAGTTGACAACTCTAATACTTCTCTATAATATCTCTACATCAGGTTCATTTTGAGTCTGACTACAGGAGATACAAATGAGTAATTTTGACGTATACGAAATACCAAACACATTTACCACCGACCTTTCGCTAGATACCCAGATAGAGTTAGGTATATGTGACTGGATCGCCGAAACCTTTGATGGTCGAGTAGGCTTTGGGCATACAAAAACAGAAGCAGTTACTAACCTTTTATCGAGCATACAAGCATGAGTAAATATGACGAGTTCTTCCCGCGCCAAAAGCGACCACCATTCGAGCCGACACCGTGGTTCATAATAATTATTGTTGTAATGGCTATAGCCTTTACATCGTACCTTTCACAATGTGGAGCATAAAATGATTACAGACTTCCAGTTAGCGGCAGCACGATTAGTAATAAGTTTCTCACGAGCAGATAACGAAACTAAAGCTAACCTATTAGACTCATACTTTGCAATGGTCAGGCAGTATGAGGAAGCTAAGTATCACAACAGAGAGCAAGAACAGAATCAGGGCTTGGACGAGGTGCTAGACGATCCACGTCACGGACAGGCAGAACCGCTAAACAGAGGTGACTTTTAATGACTGATCTATGCTCTTACGAATGGGTAGGGCTGACGGATGATGAGATTTTTGCAATAGGTAAAGAGTTGGGTTTGAAGTGTAGTCTTGGTGGTAATCCAAACATTGACATCGACTATGCCAAAGCCATTGAAGCCAAGCTAAAGGAGAAGAACACATGAACTCAAATTACGATACCAGTCCTAGAACGATCAGAGAGGGCGCGGAGCGCAATAAGTCACACGATGGCTACCTGCCCTACCTAAACGCACCACGAGGCATGGGACAGGGCTACTCATCCGGCTCATGGGCTGAAGATGACAGAAGGCTCGTACTGTGGATTAAAGTGGCGTTTGTAGCTGCCATAGGAGGTCTAATATGTATTTTTCGGACGATTATCGTCAGTTAGCTTGGGATGCCTTATTAATTAAAGGATGGGGCAAAGATGTTCGTATGCAAAGTCTGATAGATATGTACAAAAAGGACTTTACAGAGCAGCAGTCTCCATTCTCTGAGTTACGCCGATTTCCGTATATGTGGGACACCAGCCTGTCAGCTAGAGTATTCGTAGCTCGATACATACCTAAGCTGTCAGCAAAGCTATGGGATAGTCCACAGGACGCGCAGTTCTGGTTAATGATAAACGGCGATAAGATAAACAGACAGGATAACCCGGCTGATGCAGAGTCTCGCAGAAAGGACATTAATCTAATACAGAAGTCTCTAAGAGATGATAAAAAAGCAATTGCTGGAAAGGCTGAACGTAAGGATTTGTATGCAGCACACAGACCCAGCGGTCAATGGAATGTATGTAAATAAGTATAATACTCTGGTATAATTATGATATATATCAGGAGGAAGTATGGCACGAGCAGTATCGACAATTCGGGCGTTACTAAAGGACTATGTGGGCGAGATCACACTGGCTGAGATAGACGCTAGATGTGACTTAAAGACCTGTGAAATCTCAATGGCCTTATGCTACTTGCTCAAGCAGAGATATGTCACTCGTGTGCCTATAAAGTCTAATCAAATACTGGGCCGTAAAGAAGTCTGGCTGTACACCTACTACACAAAGAGACAACCTATTGTGTCCTGAGTGCCAGATAGCAGAGAAGAACCCCGGCTCTGGCTTATACCAATTCAATTGCCGCAGTTGCCGACAAAGACTAATATTAAAGAATAATTGCAGAGAAGTAAGAAAGAGGCTAGTCATCCAGTTTAGAAAGTGGGGTGAGAACGAGGCAACAGAAGAGGGAGTCTGCAAGTGTAAGGAGTTCTGTTATAGACAGAGGATGGTAGATGGACGAGGCTGATTACGCAAACGAGCAAGCAGAGAAGAGACTAGCAATCCTAATTAAACGGGCCAGCAAGCCATTAGTTAAAGGATCGCCGGGTGACTGCGACTTGTGTGGCGAGTGGTCAGGACGTTTAGTAGAGGGAGTATGCGCTCCATGTCGAGATCGTTACAAAATCAAATAGGAGAGATAAATGAGTCATTCACCACAACAATTCGTACTAACACTACTACACAGCATTACTAACGCTCACATACTGCACTTCCAGACCAAAAGCTATAGCGAACACGTTGCGCTAGGTATGTACTATGAGGAACTAGAAGATCTAGTAGATTCATTCGTAGAGGCGTATCAAGGCTGCTACGGAATCATAGATGATTATGAGAAGTATTACTTACTACCTACACCACCACTAAAGTATCTGACAAGTCTAAGTAAGTATGTAGAAGATGAAAGAAAGAAGCTACCGCAAGACTCAGAGCTACAGAATATAATAGATGAGATAGCACAGTTAATTGACAGCACCATCTACAAGCTAAAATTCCTAGCATGATACGCATAGGATGAGGCAAACATACGAAACGCAACAGGATTTAAACAGAGAAAGGGATATTGCTTCTTTTCTTGAAAAAACATGGTTTTGTGAGATGGCAAAAATGCCTGTTAGATACCATTTAGATTATGTAATGAAAAGGAAGGGAAGGGCCGTAGGTTTTTGTGAGATCAAGACAAGAAACTACACGATGGAGGCAATTAGTAATATGGGTGGCTATCTGCTTAGTATTGGCAAATGGTCATCAGCCAAGCAACTATATGACTGTAGCAAGTTACCATTTATTTTAGTAGTCTGTACATTGGACGCAATATGGTATGCAAAATTTACAGAGTTTGTACCAAATAGTGTAGAGGTAAAGGGCAGAACAGATAGGAATGATTGGCAGGATGTAGAGCCTTGCGTCCTATTGGATACAAAGTTATTTATAAGAATACCATTCGCCAACGAAATTAATTAACGGAAATAATATGATACGCATGGTCAAGACACATAACGGCTACCAAATCCACGAGATTATCTGTGATCCTAGTGGAATGCCAATAAGTAGCTTCCCGGCAATCATTCAAGGTATGACAAGATTAGACGCTCTAAAGTATATGGAAGATGTAATAGATGCAGCCAAGCTACCAGCTATTAGACTCAACGAAAAGCGAGATATATGATGGCATTAAAAAAACACAAAATAGTAGGAGCAGGGCCGGGCAGACCTAAAGGGGCAGCTAACAAGGCCACAAGCAATGCTAGGGAGGCTATAGCTCGTTTTGTAGACGGTAATGCACATAGAGTACAGCAATGGCTGGATGCGATTGCAGCAGAGAATGGGCCACTGATGGCGTTCCGTTGCTATACAGACATGATTGAGTACCATGTACCAAAATTGAGCCGCACAGAACTCACAGGCAAGAACGATGGGCCAGTAGAAATCACAATAAAATGGAAAGCACCGAAATAGAAATGGACTACCAGCCCCGGCTGGCGTTCATGCCGTTTCATGAGAGGACAGAGCGCTGGGCCTGTCTAGTAGCTCACAGACGCGCAGGTAAGACCGTAGCAGCTATCAATGACTTGATACGAGCAGCGGCCCTCTGTGCTAGTCCTATGCCGTTATTTGCCTACATAGCTCCATACCGCAGTCAGGCTAAGTCAGTGGCATGGGAATACCTCAAACATTACGCACGACCAATACTTGCATCAGTCAATGAGTCTGACCTATATGTAGACCTAGTGAACGGAGCTAGGATAAGGCTATTTGGGGCCGATAATGCTGATGCCATGAGAGGTTTGGGATTTGATGGCCTTTTTCTGGACGAATACGCAGATTTTAAGCCTAGTGTATTTGGCAACATCCTGAGACCTGCTCTATCAGACAAGCAAGGCTGGTGCGTGTTTGCATCAACTCCAAAGGGTAAAAATGCCTTCTGGACTATCTACTCTACCGCCCTAAGAATACCTAGTGAGTGGTTTTGCCTTAACCTGCCAGCATCAGTATCTAAGCTACTCCCAGATGGGGAGCTATCGGCTGCTAAAGCTCAACTGTCACCTGACCAGTATATGCAAGAGTATGAGTGTAGCTTCGAGGCGGCAATACTTGGCGCGTACTTTGGTACAGAGATGCGTGAGGCCAAAGACGAGGGGCGCATAACTAAAGTTAACTATGACAACAACGTGCCTGTTCATACTGCTTGGGACTTAGGATATAGGGATGATACAGCGGTCTGGTTTTATCAAGTAATCAGAGATGAAGTGCATATAATAGACTTTTACGCCGTTTCTGGTGCTAATATTGATGAAATTGCTGCAAATATCCTGTCAAGGCCGTATAATTTCGGTAAGCACTATTTACCTCATGATGCTAGAGCTAAGACATTGGCGGCTGCTGGTAAGTCAGTAATCGAGCAGTTGGCGGCACATTTTGGCATCAATAGCCTAGCTATCGTGCCAGACCTGTCAGTGCAAGACGGTATACAGGCTGTCAGAAAGGTGCTGCCGCAGTGCTGGTTTGATGCAGACAAGTGCAGTGAAGGTATCGAGGCTTTACGCCAGTACCAACGAGAGTATGATGAGGACAAGAAGGCGTTTAGGCAGACACCAAGACATGACTGGTGTTCTCATCCGGCAGACGCTTTCCGAATGTTATCAATAGCTTGGCGGTCAGAGCCGCGAGTCAGACAGCCTGATGCAGCTAAACCGCTAATGGTAGGAGCAGAGAACACAGCAACACTTAACGATGTGTGGGCGCAAGCAAATCAACCTAAGAGAGGCAGAATATGAGTGGCATAGCAAATCCCTATAGATACCAATACGAACACGTTGCAGCAAGTCAATCAGCACAAGTCTTAGGCGGCACAGGCGCAATCGGTGATTATCTGCATAGAATCATCTGTACAGTGACTACAGCGGCTACAGGCAATGTCCTGATAGTTGACGGAACAGGCGTAGGCATATTGACCCATACAGTGCTACCTGCATCATGCGGCACAGGTATCAATGTCTACAATATCGAGATGAACGTTGCATCTACTACTGGTGCATGGAAAGTAACGACAGGAGCAGGTGTTGAGGTTATGGCTGTAGGCATATTCTCAGCATAATGCCTAGTCCTAAACAATACGCAGAAGGTTTGAGTGCTATGACTGACAAAAAAGAAGCCTTATTTCAGTCTGGCATTCGTGCTACTCCTTGGTTTACTGAGTTTGTAGACACACACGGAGAAGAACCCAATCTTTCACCTAGCGCAGATTACAATTA